GATTAAGTTTGTCGGCGGTCGCAAATAATGGAATCGTAAATGGCAGGTTAAATAGGTCGGGTGAAGTGTATTTGACCAATGTTATTGAGATGATACCGACGACTTCTAAAGCAGAAGAAAGCTATGAAAAATTTATCGAGGATTAAGCATCACGGCAGCGACGGCTACGGCGACGGCGAAGGCGACGGCTGCGGCGACGGCTACGGCGACGGTGACGGCGGCGGTGACGGCGACGGCTGCGGCGACGGCTACGGCGACGGCGAAGGCGAAGGCGGCGGCGACGGCGAAGGCGAAGGCGGCGGTGACGGCGAAGGCGAAGGCGGCGGTGACGGCGGCGGTGACGGCGACGGCGGCGGCAGTTCAAAAGTGTTGTTAATAAAATGACCGAAACCAAGCCCAAATACCGGGTAAAGCTGAAAGCAACGGAACACCAGCATCAATCCAATTATTTCAGGTGGGTGGCGCACGCTTACCCGGATAAATTAGTGTTTGCCATCCCAAATGGAGGCAACCGATCAGCCATAACTGGGGCATTGTTGAAAAAAGAAGGGGTTAAGGCAGGCATACCAGACATCATGGTGGCAAGCGCAAACGGGCAATGGCACGGACTATTTATCGAAATGAAGACCGAGACAGGGCGCGTGTCTATGAACCAGCAGCGCATCATCGACCAACTGGAGTCCGAGGGTTACAAGGTCGAGGTATGCCGTGGCTGGGCTGAGGCAATGCAAAAAACCAATGAGTATTTATTAGGGTTATGACAGCAAAAACACCGGCACAAAAGAACTTTGAGACCAGGCAACGCAAGAAGAATGCTGGCCTTGTGCGTGTCGAGGTCTGGATTCCTAAAGGGCTGGATAGCTTGATTAGGGAGCAAGCAAGAATAATTTGTGAAGACTCAATAAAAAAATAATTTAAGTGCCTATTGACAATATCCGGTTACTATCTACAATAGATGCCTGCCGAAGCATCCCGTCTTGGCATTAACTGGGGAATTAAATGAAAGACTACAAAACGACAAACAGGATTTACAGGGAACGCGACCTAAGGTTGCAACAAGAGCAGGAAGCCGTTGACCGTGGCTTAAGGATGCTAGGTGTAGCGATGGCTTATGTGGTCGTGGCGATTGTCATGTTTGCATGTTATTTGGGTTTTATCGAGTATGGGGTATAAAATGAAAATATTTATTGTTGCGGTATCTTTGGTCTCATTGAGTGGTTGCGCGGCTGGTTTTGTGGCGGCAGACGGCTTGATGCTTGCCGTCGACGGCGCGTACCATGAAGAGACAAAGCCGATTGATTATGCCAAGGATGCAGGCAGGCTGGCACTCGACATATTTACATTGGTGCGCTAATAGTTGACATTATGTTAATGTTATTAACAATTGCAAACAAAAGTAGTATATGCCATTTGTAAAAGGACACAATAAACTTGGCGGAAGGGACAAAGGAATCCCTAACCGGACAAGCAGAACCTTAATTGCTCAGCTTGAAGAGTACGGCATGGGCAGTGATTATGAGCATCCTGTGGTATGGATGTTCAAGGTTGCCCATAATACAATTGAATTGCAAAGGACAATAGACGGCGTGACCATAAATAATGGCACAACGCCAGAAATCAGATTCCAGTGCATGAAGGAAGTGGCTAAGTATGTTAGCCCTCAACTGAAAGCTGTTGACCATACCATATCTGGCGACCAGGAAAGCCCCATAAAACATTCTGTCGAATATACTGTTGTTTACCCAAAAGACAACGATACCGCTGCCATATAAGTTCGTACCATTAACCAAGCCTTTCAGGTATAAAGGCGCGTATGGTGGCCGTGGAAGCGGCAAGTCACACTTCTTTGCCGAGCAGATAGTAATACGCGCCTGGCATGAATCATTAAGGATTGTTTGCATACGAGAAGTGCAGATAACCATCAAAGAGTCGGTAAAGCTATTAATCGAGGATAAGATTAGAAAGCTTGGGTATTATGACGATTATACAATTCTTGACAATGAAATAAGGTGCGGACGCACAGGATCGCTAATAATATTCAAGGGTATGCAATCTTACAACTCAGACAACATCAAGTCCCTGGAATCATTCGATATAGCATGGGTTGAAGAAGCCCAGACATTCACGCAACACTCACTAGACCTACTAAGGCCAACAATTAGGAAATCAGGCTCAGAGCTTTGGTTTAGCTGGAATCCTCGCTACAAAACAGATGCTGTTGACATATTCTTTAGGAAATCACCGCCAAACAATGCGGCAAGCATTTTAGTTAACTGGAATGACAACCCTTGGTTTGTAGATACGGAGCTATATGTTGACATGCTTAACGACTACCAAGTGGACGCGGACAAGGCAGAGCACGTTTGGGGCGGCGCATACGGATCAAGCCAGGGCGCGATATTGGCTAAATGGGTCAATGAAGCTGAAAGGGAAGGCAGGATTAATCCTGATGTATCATATGACCCTATGGGGTCTGGGCTAATTGTATCCAGCGACATTGGGTTTAGGGACACATGCTCATGGTGGTATTGGCAGCCATTAGTGGGCGGCTTTAACCTGCTTAAGTATGATGGCGATCATGGCCTTGATGTCGATGACTGGATTCCAAGGGTAGAGAAAAACATCGGAGAGATGGGTTGTAAGCGCATAGATAAGATATGGTTGCCGCATGATGCCAAGGCCAAGACATTCAGGTCAAGGCATACGTCACATGAGCAATTCATACGGAAGTTTACAGATTCCAAGGTTGGCATAGTCCCAATATCAAGCAAGCAAGACCAGATTGCGGCAGCCAGGGCTATAATTAAGAAATGTGAATTTAATTCGACGCAATGCGAGGGCGGATTGGACAGCTTAAGGGCGTGGGAATTTGTCTACAATGAAGATTCAGGCGTATTTAGCCGAGAGCCTAACCATAATTGGGCAAGCCACGGCAGTGACGCGTTTGCGTATGGGTGCCAGGTTGTGGCAGAAAAAATAAATACCATAGCCACATTGCCTATTGACCAGCAATTGATAAATAAATCAATTGGTGCTATAACTATGAAATCGTTAACGCAACAGCACTTTAAGAAGCTAAAAGCAAAGCGTGATGTAAGTTAAAGCAGCGAGTGTTTTCGCCCGTGGATAGCCTGTGCCTGTGAACCCTTGACAAATAATTGACACATGGAAAAAGAGCCTGAAAGCTTAGAAGACGAAATGGCGCAATGGTTGCTTGAGATATCAGAGGCCAGGAAGCGCGACAAATCATTCATAAAGAACGGCCAGCGCATACTTGACATCTATAATTGCCAAGATGAAGCAAAAGTCCCGTTCAATATCCTTTTTTCCAACACTGACACCCTAATCCCCGCGCTTTATTCGGCCTTGCCGCGCCCTGATGTCAGGCGTAGGTTTAACGATGACGATCAAGACGGCAAGGCGGCGGCTACGGCTGCAACAAGAATTCTTGAGTTCTTGATTGACACCAATATCGACGGCTATGAGTCTTTTTCAGAGGGCATGAAGAGTGCTGTCTTGGATTCGCTATTGCCTGGACGCGGCGTAACGTGCGTTAAATATGACGCTGAGTTTACGGAATATGAGCCTGAAAGCGAGAAATCATCCGAAAGCGACACCGTAACCCAAGAAACTGGGGAAAAGCTACGAAAAGAATCAGAGTTAATCTGCATTGATTCGCGCCCTTGGGACAGCGTGTTGTTTGGGTATTCAAAAAAATGGTCTCAAATGCCGTGGTTGGCATTTGAAGAGCATATAGACAAAGAAGAGGCCACAAAACTTTTTGGCAAAGAAATGGCCGGAAAGATTAAGTTTACCCGGAATAACGACTCAAAAGGCAGTGACGAAGACAAGCAGGACGCAAAAGACCAGGGCACACGCAAGACAGCCACTATATACCAGATATGGGACAAGGACGGTGGAAGAAAGGTTCGATACGTTTCAGAGCATTACAAAGATGGCTATTTAAGAATAGACGATGACCCGCTTGAATTGAGCGGGTTTTATCCAATGCCAATGCCAATGCGCTTTGTTGAGAAGGCTAACGACCTGCAAGTGACCGCGCCATATCTAGTCTACGAATCACAGGCAAAAGAGCTTAATGTGTTATCCAGGCGAATCATAAGGCTCGAATCTGACATACAGGCCAAAGCCTTGTATGACGCCGAGTTGTCTGGCGACCTCGAGTCATTAGTGCGAGAGTCCGACGGAATATTTGTCCCCGCCGATAAAGGCGCGTTAATATCTGCCGAAAAAGGGCTTTCAAATGCCTTTTGGTGGATGCCTATAGAGCAGATGACGGTCGTGCTTAGGGAGCTGTACCAAGCCAGGGAATCATGCAAGCAGGTAATATATGAAATAACGGGCATATCCGATGTCATCCGTGGCTCAAGCGTGGCAAGCGAGACCGCCACAGCCCAATCTATTAAGTCACAATGGGGAACGATGCGCCTTAAGCGTAACCAAATGGAAGTGCAGCGATACGCTCGCGACCTAATGCGAATCATGCTCGAAATAGCGGCGACAAACTTCAACGAGCAGACATGGGGAAGGATGACGGGACTGGATTATGCAAATGAACAGGATGTCATGCAAGCCCAGCAAATAATGCAAATGGCGCAATCATTCCTATCTTCACAGCCGCCTTCGCCAGATGGCAAGCCGCCACAAATACCGCAGCAATACCAGCAAATCCACCAGCAAGCTCAAGAAGTGCTTGGAAAGCCACAATGGGCTAAGGTTCTGGCCTTGCTTAAGGATGATATTGACAGGTCGTACCGCATAGACATAGAGACAAATTCCACCATCATGCCAGAAGCTTCTGAAGACCAGAAGAATATGTCAGAAGCAATGCAGGCCATGAGCCAGGTTATCAACGAGCTTAACCCTTTGATACAGATGGGCGTGATGCCGCATGAAGTGGCGCAAAAGCTCATGATTTCCATTGTTAGGCGTTACCAGTTTGGCAGCGAGCTTGAAGAATCGTTGAAGAAAATGCAGCCACCGCCTGCGCCACCGCCTGCGCCACCTGACAATACCATGCAGATTAAGCAAATGGAGCTGCAATCTAAACAACAATCTGAGCAATTATCATCCCAGTTTGAGCAAGCAAAGGTTCAAAGCAATGTGCAAATAGAACAAATGCGGATTAATTCTGACCTGCAAATAGAACAAGGCAAGGCCGCCACCGAGCTGCACCTGGCGCAAATGAAGTCAGACTCAGACCAGGCAATAGCTGAGTATAAAGCCCAGTTAGATGCAAGCGTCAAGCTTGAGATAGCCAGGATGTCACAAGACACAAGCCTGAAAACCACAATAATGAGCGTCAACAAGGCCATTGAGGATGATAGTGCGATGGAACTTGACGAAGAAGGCAAGAGCAAGCCAAGCCCAAAGATAGCCGACCTTGTAAACGCAATAAATCAGGGCATGGCTGCAATCGCCATTGCACACCAACAGACAACTGAGTTAATGGCGGCAACGCACCAGCAAGGGCTAAATGAAATCGCCATTCAAATGTCCCGCCCTAAAGAGGTGATTAGGGGTGCGGATGGAAAGGTTATTGGGGTACAGTAGTGGATATTTCAGGCAAGCCCGCAGAAATACACATGGTGTTAGAGATAAAGCGCAAAGATACCGGAATTGTAGAGACCTACAATATAATCGGGAAAGTAACAGATATTGAGCATTTAGAGGAAGCAGATGAGCGTAACCCACACAACAGCGGCTCGTAATGCCGCCACCGATGCCGTCACAGCCTTAATAGGCACTAGCGGCCATTTAAAGTTCAGGCTCGCAGGCACTGTGGCCGCTCCGGGCACTATAGTCGCCAACCTTGTGCTGTCTGCCACGGCATTTGGCGCATCAGCGTCAGGCACGGCGACAGCCAACGCCATTACCAGCGACACAAACGCAACGGGAAACGCAACGGCGGTGGCTAATGGCAGCCTACAAACATCGGCAGGAACGCTGGTTGTTCATTTTGATGTAGGTGCACAGGTAACCACCTCGATAACAGGGTCAGCAAGCACTGATACCGTTACCGTCGGTTCAGCAACCGGGCTGGCCATCGGCATGAAGGCCAGCGGGACAGGCATAGCCACCAATGCCAGAATTACAGACATCCAGGGCACCACAATACACCTAAGCATCGAGAACAGCGGAGCGGTATCTGGCACTGGAACATTTGACTATGACGCCAACATGACAAATGGGCTGACAGTGAACGCTGGGGACACTGTCAGTTGTTCGTCGCTTACCTATACGGCGTTAATCGCATAATGCAAAAAGTAGCGACTGAGAATGGCCGTAACCGTTTCATGGCGTTGGTTGATTGGTTTTGCCATGCCAAAGAATCAAAGGATTATGAAAGCAGCGACTCATTGCGGAAAGACTTGTTAAAATGGCAAATCCTGACAAGCGACCAGGAATTCATGCGAATGCACGAAACAGGCAATTACAACATACACCCTGCGTTTGTATCGCCAGAAATATTGAACAATCCGCATTATTACCTGGATGGCATACCTGAAAATGTGGCTGATTTAAAGGCAGAGATACTAAGGCTGGGCATTGAGATTAAGCGCCTAAAAGCCGAAAACATAGAGCTATCAAGGAAGCTGCAAGATAGCTGGAAAAGCACTGGTTACTTAAAAAAAATAACCAACATTGTAAACGCCTTTAATTCGGATGGAGATTAGGCATAATGGCGATAACTACACTTGACGGAGTCATAGCCGGAAGGAAGCCACCAAGCTATTATGCTAAGGTTGCATCTCCTACATTAGTTATTGGAAGGCCGCATACCCCATTTTATGTCGGCGGTTATCCTGGCGCGGCCGCCGCGCCAGCCCCTGGAATAGCAGGCGCAGCCTTGACGTCCTATGCAGGCCAGCTCCCATTCCCAGCCGCTGTTGGCGGGCAATCTATATACCTTGACAGGTTCTCTGGCTTATCTAGTGGCGGCCCCGGGACTCTTTTGCTGTGCGACAGGATATGGCATAATTCTGGATTTGTAGTGACCACGACAACGGCGCAGACAATAAATAGCGTGGCCTGGCCAGCAAGGGACAAGAACGGCTCTACAAACGGCGATGGAGTTTATATAGGGCTTGAGGTGGTGACGGCCACGGGTGCGGGCACGTCAGTGTTGTCCATGTCCTACACCAACAGCGCAGGCACGGCAGGCCAGACAAGCGCACCCATTGACACTTACGTTGCAAGCTCGGCAATAGGGGCATTCTACCGGATGGGATTGGCGGCTGGCGACAATGGAGTCCGTTCGATTCAAACATTCACTAGTTCGGTCAGCATGACCAGCGGGTCAGTTAGCCTGGTGGCATACAGGGTGTTGGCGGCACTTGAATTGTCTGTTTCAAACATCCCAAACGCGATAGACGCGGTATCAGGAAGCCTGCCAATATGCTATGACAATACTACGCCTTTTTTGATATTTATCCCGCAAGCCACTAGCACGACGGTACTTTCAGGCATAGCGACGTTCGCGCAAGGTTAGCGCGTGGCCGTAACAGGCAAAAATAAATCCATACTTTCCCTATACTCCCGTATAGGGAAAGCTTATAGGGCAATAAACCCGCTTGTAAAAGACACTACCGGCGAGGCTGGAAGCGCAGTTTTTGATGACTGGATGCTCGCCGCAAGCTCTGGCGCAGTCACACATAACGTAACTTCGTCACTTGTAGGCAATGTTGCAACAGTCACGGCAAGCTCGGTGCATAGCGTACCGCATGCCGTAACGTCCGGGCTTGTTGGCGGCGGCTCTACCTTGTTGGCCACGTCAGTCCATAATGTGCCGCATAGCGTAACGTCCGGGCTATTAAGTGGCGGCTCAAGCCTGTCAGGCAGCGCGGACAGGTCAACTGGGTCGGTAACGCACGGCGTAACGTCTGTATTGGTTGGCGATGTCTCGACGCTTACGGGCAGCGCAAACCGGACACGGCAACATGCCGTAACGTCTGTATTGGTGGGCGATGCAAGCAGCCTAACGGCAACGTCAGTACATAGTGCCGTCCATGCGGTTACGTCTGGGCTGGTAGGCGCGGGCTCTACGCTTGTCGCCAGTGTCGCACGTGCAGGCGCGGCGGTCGTCCATGATGTCGTGTCGGCATTGGTTGGTGCTGGCAGTGATTTAACGTCATTGTCATTAAAAGCCAGCCAATCTACAAAGGTTGGCGGTGACGATGCGCCGCGCGGCATTTATTACCAAGACCAGCCAGCACGCAAGAAACGCAAGAAAATTGGCAAAATCCTAGACAAGACAATCGAGGATAAGTACCATGCCTTAACGCAAACAACCAAGGTAGTAAAGAAAAAAGCCGAGGAAATAGTCAAGCCATTCAAAAAGGCCAAAGCTATCGACTGGGAGAGCCTGAATTCCGATATATCGGCGGTTGAAGCCCTGTTGATGCTATATCAAGGCTTTATTGGTCAGCAGGACGAAGAGGACATTGCATTGTTATTATTGATGATTTAGGGGGATTTATTTATGATTGATTTTTCATCGGCGAAAGCCGCAACCAGCAATGCCGTGACTGCCGATGTAAATGCATTGGTGGCAGCCCAGAATGGCTTGAAACTAATGGGTTATTCTGTCATGGAAAGTGCCGGAGTGCCTGCGCTTGCAACATTGCGTATAATGAACGGCGCGACTGTTGGCGGCGGAGCTGTAATGGCGAACATAAAGCTTGCACTAAGCACTTCACAAACGCAATGGTTTGGAACTGACGGGATTGAGTGCCCCAATGGCGTGACAATAGATTTTGTTGCAGGCCAGTTTGACATTACTGTGTTTTATAAGGTGCTTTAATGCCTGTTTACGTTTACAAATGCCCAGAATGCGGCGTGTTTGAGCGCACAACAAGCATAAAATCCCACAAGAACCACGTCTTTTGTAAATGCAGTCGTATGGCGTTCCAGGTAATAACCAAGCCGTCATTGGTGATACCAAAAGATGTCCGCTATAAATCGCCGATTGACGGCACATTGATAACGTCAGAAAAAGCGGCCAAGGAAGATATGGCACGAAACAATTGCATTGAATATGAGATTGGAATCAGGCAAGACGCAGACAGGCGATTCCATAGCCACAACAATGAATTGGACAAAATGATCGACGAAACGGTTGACCGTGAGATTGCGTTGATGCCGACAGTAAAGCGCGAACGGTTGGAAAGCGAGCTAACTAATGGGCTGACAGCCCAGGTTGAGAGAATATGAGCGAAGATTTTGACATAGATGCAGGCGTGGCCAATATAGCCGAGAGCATGGGCTTAAGCGGCGGCACTGACAAAGAAGAAATAGAAGCAACCGAATCAACTGAAACTCCAGGCAATGAGGGCGATGGCGAGCCTGTAGAAGAAGCCGTTGAAGAAAGCCCAGAGAATGAGCCAATAGATGAAATAAAAGTAAAGGCAGCCCCATCATCATGGGCGAAAGACAAGCACGAAACATGGAACGGGATTCCTGACGACGCCAAAGAGTATATTGAATTGCGCGAACAACAAATGCTTGATGGCATTCAGCAGTACCGCGACGGATTCCAGTACGCACAATACATTGACCAGGCCATATCGCCGTATCGAGAAGTAATACAGGCCTCTGGTGGCGATGAAGCAACAGCAATCATTAACCTTTTTGAACACCACAAAGCCATCACCGAAGGTTCTCTGGAAAAAAGGCAGCAAGCCTTTATCGACATAGGTATAGCGACAGGGCTGATACCGAGGGAAAACGCGCAAAAGGTAGACCCCATGGTTAGCCAGCTGCAGCAAGAAATAAATGCAATCAAGCAAAAAGAACAGCAAAGGCAGGCACAGCATGAAAGCAGGGTCAGGCAAGAGACCCTGCTGCATGTCGAGCAGTTCTCCAAGGATAAGCCCGACTTTCACGAGCTGTCTGATTCAATCGCAGAATTTATAAAGATTGGGCATACGCTAGAATCAGCCTATGAGCAGGCTAAATGGGCAAACCCAAATACCAGGTCTGCCGAAATAGAGCGCATAAATGCAGAAAGGACGGCAAAACATCAGCAAGAAGCAATAAAAGCCAAAAAATCGTCAGCAATAAACATAAAGCCCTCAATGTCACAAGGTAAGCCTAATTCGCCTGTTGGCACATGGGACGACACCATGCAAGAAACGCTTGCAAGGCTAAAGCAAAAAGCGTAATGTAATGTTAATAGGCGCAAGTACCCCAACAGGGGAAAGCGCAAGGGCTAACGCCCGGTCAAACACGTCTCATAGATAAGCTAACAGCCGACTGCAGATAGTGGAGTGATTTAACGCCGGAAGGCATTAATTTTATTTCAACTTTTGGAGGATGGCTCATGGCCTCGCCTAATTCTACGTTTACCGAACTGGTAACGTCAACATTTAGAAAACATCGCAAAGAAATCAAGGACAACTTGTCCAACCGAAATGCACTTTATAAATACATAAATGAGCGCGGCAACAAGATTACCGAAGATGGCGGCCTTACTATCGTCACACCGCTCGATTATGCAGCAAACGGCACTTACCAGCGTTATTCTGACTGGGACACGCTAAATATTTCGGCTTCTGACGTTATCTCGTCTGCCGAGTACCAATGGCGGCAGATTGCCATCAACATTGTGGCATCAGGGCGTGAATTGCGTATCAATAGCGGTGATTCCCGCATTATGGAACTTGCAAAGGCAAGGATGAAGAATGCGATACGTACTTTTAACAATAACTTTTCAAGCGATTTGTACAGCTCCGGCTCTTTAAGCAACCAGGTTAACGGCTTGCAAGCGATTGTTGCCGACGTAAACACCAACACTGTGGGCGGAATTGACGCGTCCGCATGGACTTTCTGGCAGAACAAGGTATACGACATCTCAGTGAACGGAGTCACTTTGTCTGCGACCACAATCGAAGGTTCGTTGATGTTGCCTTTATGGTTGCAGCTTGACCGTGGCCCCGATGATTGCCCTGACTTAATTGTGGCTGATAACATCATGTATGGCTTCTATGAAGCTTCACAGGTATCTATCAAACGCTATACCGATAAAGACATGGTCTCAGGCGGCTTTAGTTCGCTGAAATACAAAAAAGCAGACGTCATTTATGATGGCAACTCAGGCATCCCGTCAACTCACATGTACATGCTAAACACGGAATACTTGAAGCTGGTAACGCATAAAGACGCTGACTTGACTGAGTTACCAGAACAACGTCCTGTCAACCAAGACGGCGTTGTTATTCCCCTGCTATGGCAAGGAAATCTGGTGTGCTCAAACAGGGCACAGCAGGGCGTAATTATACCCTGATGCCTAACAATTGCCATTAGGTTACGGTTACTGAACAAAATAGAAACACAAAGCGGCACGCTTATTTAAGCGCAGAGCTTGAGTAAGTTTAATCCCCTAAATAGAAATATGGCAGGGTTCTAAGCAATAGGAGATATACAATGTTTGCAACAAATCACATCGCCGGGCATCAGCCTTTTAACGATTACTTTATTCCTGACACCGTGCAGCGAAACACGCTTGGCATGACTGTTATGGCCACCGACGCTTACTGGGGTCAAGGCGAATTTGTCTATGTTAAGTCTAACGATACCATCCTTAAAGGCTCTGTGTGCGTAGTCGGAACGATGCCAACTTACCTGGCAACCTTAGTGCCTAACACGGCCAACCAAGGCTTTCCTGTCGGCGTAGCCATGAACAATATGGCGTCTGGCACTTATGGATGGCTGCAAATCAGTGGCGCGGCGGTTTACAAGACAAACGCCACGGTTGCAGCGGATGCAGCTATAGGCATTACTGCTGCAGGTATCTTGGGCACTAACGCCGCAGGCAAGCAGGTTCTTAACTGCCGTAACGTAAAGGCCGCCACAGCTACAGTAACCGCCACCGCTTTGACCAAAAACGGCGGATACGTGCTTAAGACTAACGGCTTTGATGGCTTTACGCTTGGGCTTGCATTGACCGGGACTGGTATACCAGCGTCAACCGTTGTGGCTAAACTTGATTCTGACGGGCAGACCATTTACATGGGTTCTGCCGTTGGCACGGTTGGTGACAAGCTGGCTACTGCAGATGGTTCGATCACCTTGACGGGTACTTATACTGGTTACGGCGTAGGGATGATATCGCGCCCGTTCGCGCAAGGGGCAATCACATAAGTTATTGTTTTTATTATATATCCCCGTCTTTTGGCGGGGATTTTTTAGGTGTTGAATGATTAAGCATAGAAGCCATGAGTATTGCCAAAATACTGCTTACAATTAGCGTCTGAGAACAGCGGTTTTATACAGGAGAGCCCATGAGTTTAGCGCAAATCAACGAAAACCAAGACCGGATGCCTTATGTTAAGTATGAACGCAGGGCAGTAGAAGACCCGATGGCGACCCTTGCGGCTGGGCATTATGTCGCAAAAGACATTGATTACGCACTCGTTACGCCGCCTTATTCTAAGGACGTGATGATACATAAGGTAGACAATTGGTTTAAGCAATTGGCTATAGACGTACAAAACCAACGGCTTCCAAATGAATGGCTTGAAAGTTATAAAAAATCATACTCTGCTTGGCAAAATGGCCAAGAGTTGCCGCTGGAAGGCGTACCAATTCGTGGCTGGGGGATAATCAGCCCGGCGCAACAAGAAACTCTAATCAAAATGCACATCCTGACGGTTGAGCAGCTTGCGGCGATTACGTCCGAAGGCATATTGCGTATAGGGATGGGCGGGCAGGATTTAAAGTTAAAAGCCGAGTCTTGGCTCAAGCAACTTCAAAAGAATGGCGGAGCGGCACTTGAGCTTGCCAAGATGCGAAAAGAAAACGACCAGCTAAAGTTAAGCGTCAAAATTTTGTCAGAAAAAATAGAATTGCTGCTAAGGCAAGTTCCCATGGAACAAGGCGAAACTATTTCACCTTCAGGCTTATTTGAAGATGACAATACTTGAGCTAATACAGGCGTTTTGTCGGCGCACAAACATCCCTGTGCCAGCCACTGTTGTTGGCTCTACGGACGCGCAAATCAACCAGGCAATGGCTATCCTTGAAGAAGAAGGCAATGACCTTGCAAGCCGCCACCAATGGCAGGGCTTGGTGGTAGAAGCCACGTTTACGACCGTTGCGCTTGAAGACCAGGGTTTGCTTGATACTATCGCGCCAACTGGGTTTAGGTATATACGCAACAATACGATATGGGACAGGACGGACAGGCTAAAAGTGGTTGGCCGCACAAGCGGCGTTGAATGGCAGGAAATTAAGGCTGGCGGCATAACGTCCCCACGGTATCAGTTCCGCATTATGGGAAACCATTTATTGGTCAGCCCTATACCTGCCGCTGGGCACAGCTGGGCATTTGAATATGTCTCAAGATATTGGCTTCTTGACACAAACGGCACTACGAAAAAAGAGTTCTCCACGTCCGATAGCGACACCTTCTTAATCCCGGCGTCATTGCTGCTTTCCGGGTTAAGATGGCGGTGGATGCGCGAAAAAGGGCTAGATTATGCCGAGCTTTTTAACGCCTATGAAATGCAAGTCAAGGACGAGATGGGGCGAGATGGCGGTGCGCCCATACTGTCATCAAGCTCAAGAAGCGTTAACCCTGGCATCTATGTGCCTAACGGCAATTGGGTCGTGCCATGAGGCATGCCGCTAGAGCCAAGTCCAATGCCAGGCAACAAATATCCAGCGTAGTAAATTATCCGGCCCCAATTGGCGGGCTAAATGCCAGGGACTCAATAGCCGCAATGAAGGAAACCGATGCGCTTGTTCTGGACAACTGGTTTCCGCGCACGTCATACCTTGAGATACGCGGAGGCTCTACAAGCCATTCTACAGGGATGGCTGGGCAGTCTAAAACATTGGTTGTCTATAATTCGCTTACTGGTTCTAATAAGATGTTTTGCGCCACCACGAGCGGCGTTTATGATATATCGAGTGCCGGGGCGGTTGGCGCGTCCGTAGCCGCAAGGACTAATGGAAAGCACCAATGGACAATGTTCGGTGACGGCACAAGCCAATGGCTAATAATGGTCAACGGCACTGACAAGCCGCTTTATTATGACGGCACGACCTGGACTGCCGTAGATAACGTATCTGTCCCAGCCCTTACAGGGGCGACTACCTCTACGCTTGTCGGCGTAGCCATACACAAAGGCAGGCTTATGTTTATTCAAAACAGCACCCTTGCTTTTTGGTATCTTGCATCAGGGGTTGCTGGCGGCGCATTGACTAAGTTTGATTTGTCAGGCGTGGCACAAAAAGGCGGCTATTTGATGGCCATAGCGTCATGGACTGTCGATTCAGGCACTGGTGCTGACGATAGGCTGGTATTTATCACGTCAGAAGGCGAGCTAATCGTTTACCAGGGAACTAACCCATCATCCGCCACCACATGGGCTTTGGTTGGCGTGTACACCATAGGAAAGCCATTGGGAAGGCGGTGCACGGTCAAGGCTGGCGCGGACATGATTGTCCTGACGCAAGAGGGCGCATATTCACTGGCCGGCATATTCAATGGCGGCGGCGTCAATTACAGCAGCGCGGTATCTGCAAAGATTGAGAAATTGTTTAACGAAGCGGCCATGGCATATGGCTCTAACTTTGGCTGGAAGCCCATCGTTTATGCAGACCAGGCGGCACTGATAGTAAATGTCCCTATCGTTGAGGATGGCGAGCATATCCAGTATGTGATGAACACCATCTCTAAGTCATGGTGCAAGTTCAACGGCTGGAATGCGGAGGATTTTGCCGTATTTAATGGTGGCCTGTATTTTTGCCAAGGCACTACGGTGACCCATGCATGGACTGGCGTTAGCGACCTTGGGAGCAACATAACTGCCTACGCTAAATCGGCTTTTTCGTATTTTGGCAAGCAGTCTCAACTAAAGCAATTCAAGATGTTTCGCCCTATCCTTTTGGTTAACGGGTCTATTGGCTTTTTGGTTGATATTGATATTGATTTTGAAGACAATCCCATAACGGGTTCGGCAAGCTACACGGTAGTTTCTCAGGCGGTTTGGGACACAAGCATTTGGGACAGCTCCTATTGGGCGGCTGGAATGCAGATAGTAAAGCAATGGACAAGCACAAGGCAATGGCTGGGCTATTCGGCATCAGGAAAGATAAGCATATCAACAAAGACGTTGACCGTGCAATGGATGTCATCAGATTATATATTTGAAAGCGGCGGCATATTATGAGTTATGCAATTATTGATAATGGCCTCAAAAGATGCCAGGACTGGGTTGCCAATGAATATGGCGTATGCGGCACGGAATTTACCGCAGCAATAGGGCTTGAAAGGGATGGAGAGATTGTATCAGTTACAGGTTATAACCACTTTAACGGGAAATCATGCCATGTGCATTATTTCCTAAAAAAAGGGGCGTATGTGCCCAGGCGTTACGTCTGGTTTGTGCATTATTACCCATACATCCAAAACGGGCTAAATATGATGATAGCCATTGTTTCCAGCACAAATATTGCAATTATTAGGCTGGCAAAAAATTTGGGCTATTCTTACAATTACACAATAGACAATGCCGACATGAACGGCGACCTGGTTATATACACCATGACAAGGGACAGATGCAGGTTCTTAGGGGGGCGTTATGCTTGATAATTTGAATGTCTTAAGGTACTGGAAAAAATGGCTTTGGCTGCTTGTCGAAGGCCATAAATTCTACAACGGAGGCAGTGCGCCTGCCGCCCCAGACTATGTGGGCGCGGCGAAAGCCCAAGGCCAGTCAAACTTGCTGGCCGCCATACAGACCGCCTTTGCGAACAACCCTAACGTCAACAATCCTTATGGGACGCAAAAAGTAAGCTGGGACATAAAAAAGAACAAAAAAACCGGAGCGATTATAAGCGCGATCCCAACAATAGACCAGAACCTATCAAAAGAGCAAAAATCAATCTATGACAAGTCGATAGCGGCAAAAGATAACATTGCGGACACGTCCATTGATTCCAGCAAAAACATAGCGGGCTCTTTATCTAAGCCATTCAGCTATGAAGGCATATCGGCCGCACCTAAAAACTCAGGGCAGGCGCGTGAAGACGTGATTGCGGCAATGATGTCCAGGGTAAACAATGACACCAAGCTACAGCGTGACGATGCCAATTCTGAACTGGTGGCAGCTGGCTTGCGCCCCGGTACTGCGGCTTACGAAACGGCAATGGACAGGATAGGCAGGCAATACAACGACGCCAGGAACGCCGCTACGCTGTCTGGCGGGCAAGAAGCAAGCCGTGACTTCCAAATGGACACGCAGGCAAGGCAGCAAGGCATTAACGAGATGATGGCGGCACGGCAATCTCCAATTAACGAGTTCAACGCATTGCAATCAGGAAGCCAGATAAACAGCCCGTTTGCCGGAAGCCTTGGCTTCCAGGGGGGCGCAAACGTACAGGCCGCGCCTACATTTGCAGGCACACAGGCGCAAGGCCAGGCGCAGCAAAATGCCTATAACCAGCAACAAGCCGCCTATAACGGCAACGTAAGCGCGGGAGCCGGGCTTTTGGGGTCGTTGGGCAGTGCTTGGATGAGTAGGCCGGGTTAAATATGCCTATTTATAACGATGATGGAGGGCAGCGGTGATTAATTATGGCGACTGGCAAAATATGCCAGATTACAGGGAAGGGTGGCAAAACCCACATGAATCAGGCGTGGCAAGGCTTGGCAGGATGGCAGACCCGACATCTTACATGATTAGCGCGGTTGGCGGTCAAAACGCACCGCAAGTTCATGACGTTGGCGAAAGGGTGGCGGATTATAGTAACCAAGTCGCAAGCCCTGTTGTTGGGGCTACGATGCCTATCTTTGAAGCATTAAGCCCTGAAATAAAACAAGTGAACAAGTTGACGGGAAGCACTGGCGAAGGGCTGAGGAATTTTGTCAAAAATAAGCCTGTCGATACCGCAGCTATATTAGCAGCATCATTCTTTGGTGCTGGGGTTGCTGGCGGCGGGGCTTCCTCGGCTGGAGGCGCAGCTTCTGGTTCTTCGCTTGGCGCGGCAGGCGATGCCGCCGCTACCAGCGCGATAACGCCGACATTGGCAAGCGCAGGGACGGCGGCAGGTGAAGGCGCGGCGGCCTCAAGTGCGCATGGAATTCTTGGCGCGGCTGGCACGGCCGCTCTGGATTCGTCCATACCTTCCACTTACGGCGCATTGTCGGCTTCTTCGCCTTCTTATTTGGGCAGCCTATTAAACACGTTCAAGACTTACACAAAGCCGTTAAAGACGGCGAAACGCTACACTGACATGGCGCAAAACGTAAACTCATTTGCACAGAATCAGCCTAATGAGCGTGACAGGATGAATGCCCTCAGCGACCAATTGGCGCAACGCATAATAAATGACCAGCAGACCCCCATGCAGTCAGGCGTACTCGACAACAAGATAAGGATGAGGAGGTTCTGATGGGGTATGAATCAGACATGATAGAGGTTAAACGCCGCCAAAAGATAGCTGAAATGCTTATGAGCCAAGGGGCTGAACCATTGCAAACTAATCAAATGGCTGGCGGATATGTTGTCCCTGTTAGTCCGTTGCAAGGATTGGCAAAGGTTGCACAGCAATTGAGCGGGGCTTATATTGGGCGTAAAGCATCAGAGCAAGATGCGGAAATTCGGCAAGCAAGACAAGATGCGCTGGCAAGTATAGACTTCAACGCGCCAGACGCTGCAAGCCAATTAGCCAAGGCTGGCATGGTACACGAAGCATTACAATTGCGTATGCAACAAGCCAAGGCTAACCAAGGTGGCACGCCAGGGCAATGGTACATCCCAGCAGGGGCTGCCGCATTTAAAGACCCTGAAACGGGGATTGTAGGGTACAAAACTAAAGAAGGCGCAATAATCCCAAGCCGTGCAGCCATGACAGATTACCAAGCATCTATGACGAACCCTGCTGCAATTGCTTACCGTAATGCCGCAAGAGTAGGGCAGGAAAGTGAATCGACTACAGATGGTGAAGGGCATCCGATAGTTGCGCCTAAGTATACCTTAAACCCTGATTTTGTTGATGCTAGGCAACAAATAATGTCTACACAAATAGATTCTACAGTTGGCGGCAAAAAGCCATTTGCAGAAACTATAGCTCCATTAGTTTCTGGACGTTCTAACAATGTTGGCAATATACGGCCAGTTGGCTCAACAGAGGGTTTCCAGAAATTTGACAGTCCAGAGCAAGGAATTGAAGCGGTTGATAACCAACTGGCAATATATGGCTCTAAACATGGCATAAATACGTTGTCCGGGGCTATATCTCGATGGAGTCCGCCTAATGAGAATCAAACATCAGCATTGATAGCTAATGCCTCAAAAAGACTTGGAATACCACCAAATCATCCTATTGATTTATCAGACCCTGTGCAGCGTCATGCAGTGGCAACTGCCATTATGTTGCAGGAAAACGACATATTTAAGCCAAGGTCAGGCAAGGCTCAAAGTCCAGCCGAGAAAGCGGCGGCGGTGGCCAATGCTGAACTGCCTATTAAACTCGCAGAAGAACAAGCCAAAGCCAATATTGGCGTTGACAAAGAATTGATGGTAACAAAAGCCAAAAACGACCTTGAAATTGAGAATGCCAGGAACGAAAAGCTGGCAGGTATCAAGTACAATGCCGAGCAATCATCTCCATTAATAGACGAAGCGATTAATTTGTTGCCGAATACTGTTAGCGGGGGTCTTAACGCTAAATGGAATGACGCGCTTGAAGCAATGAATGTATCAACAGATAGGGCTAAAGCTAAAGCAAGGCTTGATGCGATAGGTGCAGACCTTACGTCTAAAGTTCCAAAGGCTCCGGGCGCACAATCTGATATAGAGCTTAAGTATGCACAGCAACAAGCTGGTAATTTGGCAAATTCCAACGTTCCTTGGGAAACAAGGTTGTCAGCGGCTAAGTATTTAAAAGACAGAAACGAAAAGATATTGAAAGGCGAGGACGTGCCAGCACCACCAAGCAATCCTAAAGCATCAACTGGTGGATGGTCTGTAAAGGTAATTGAATAATGCCAAAATATCATATAACCAGTCCAGATGGAAAAGAGTACGAAATAGACGCCCCAGAAGGTGCTACTGAACAGGACGCTATTTCTTATATCCAGAAAAACCATGCCAAAGAGCCTGACATATCGCATGAAAACCCAATAATTGAAGCATTGCGTGGCGCGTCTGCTAGGGGAAATGAAGCCTTTGCGGCTATCAACCCTTGGGCAGATCAAGAAAAGGTTGCATCTGAAAAGGAATGGGTTAAACAACATCCGGGCGCGGCTGATATTGGCTCTATGCTATCTGATATTGCCATTACTGCTCCGGCTGGTTTTGGCTCTGGATTAGGTGCAAGGGCGTTATTGTCAGGTGGATTGGAAGGGCTTACACATACTGGTAGTAATGTCGATAGATTAAAAGAAACTGCTTATGGTGCGCTTGGGTCTGGAATTGGGGAAGGCGTAGGAAATGCGGCATCTTTTTTGCTAAAACCATTTGGTCAAGCTAAAGATAAAATAGTTAACCAATTAGTACGTAAAGCCGATGATTTAGGAATACCGCTTAATGCTGCTCAAACTACCGGAAATAAGTCTTTGCAATATGCTGATAGCGCACTGGATTTTATTCCAAGTTCGTCTGCCGCACAACAAGAGTTTAAAGACCTGCAACGCAAGAAATGGACAGAAGCAATATTAAAACAAGGCGGTGAAACTGCTGATAATGTTGGTTCAGACGTTATGGGCGGGATGAAAGACAGAATTTCAGGCGTTTATAAAGACCTTACCTCTCGTAATAATTTAAACGTAGACGACAAGTTTATATCTGACCTTGCTAATGTTAAAACTAACCTTATGGACAGGATCCCAACTAATCAAAAAGGCATTGTAAAGAGCTACCTTAATGATTTTTGGTCAATCCCAGCAGGTCAAGCGGCACAAATTGATGGTTCTCAATATCAAAATATACGCTCCATGCTTGACAAACAAGCAAAGGCTTTTAAAAATACTGACCCTGCTACGCATGAAGCGTTAATGTCAATTAAAAATGCGGCAGATTCAGCGATGGAACGAAGTCTGGTAAACCCAGTTGATGCGGCAAAATGGAAAGGGGCTAATAAGGATTGGGCGGTAATGCGTACAATTGAAAAAGCGGTTGACCCGACTACTGGACAATTAAGCCCTAATCTACTAATGAACAGCATGAAAAATAAGGACGCTAACAGGGTAATATATGGAAAAGGAGACCAGGAATTAACTGATATTGCTAAAGTTGGCAAGCAGTTTATATCCTCCAAAACAGCAGATTCAGGTACGGCTCAACGTGCCATGATGATGAAAATGCTTACAGGCGGTGGGCTTGGTGGGCTTGGAACAATGGCAATGTATGACCCAACTATGGCAGCAGAAGCTGGAACGGCGGCATTGTTAGGCGGTGTATTAATGCCGAAATTAGCAGGTAAAATGATGCGTACACAAGGCGGGTATTTGACAAAAGGACTGGTTGATTTAGGGAAAGAAGCATTGCCAGGCATTACCCGTGAAAAGGTAATAATCGAGTTAATGCGTAATGCTGGAGTACAGGCACTTGCCGATACCAAATGATTTACCTAAGCATAGCAATTTTTTTGATACTTATATGGATTTACAATGATTAATAAAATCAAGAGGTTATCATGAGTCGTAACGGTTCAGGCGTGTACAGTGCGCCTGGCGCAAGCTTTCCGGCGGTGGCAGCTACCCTCATCGAGTCTGCCAAATATAACAATGTCATAAACGACATATCGACGGCACTAACGGAAAGTATAGCACGCGACGGCCAAACGACCATTACGGCAAATATTCCTATGTCCGGCTTTAAGTTTACCGGGCTTGCCAATGGCGTGTCATCGACAGATTCCGCAACGGTTGGGCAAGTGTCAACTATTGCGGCGGTGCTTAGTTGGTGCGGAACGGCTGGCGGAACGGCAAATGCGCTGACACTAACTCCATCCACTGCAATATCGGCTTATGCAGCCGGATTGTCGTATGCGTTTAAATCTGGGGCGACCCCTAACAGCGCGGCCACAACGGTTGCAATATCCGGGCTGTCTGCAATTGCCGTACAAAACAATAGTGCGGCATTGGTTGGCGGCGAAATAGAAGCCGGAAAGTTTTATGAGATTGTCCTAGATAGCACGTCTACTGCCCAAATTAGGCCGTTTAAGTTTAATTATGCGGCGCAGGGGGCAAATACAGACATTACGTCGTTAGCATCCCCTTCAATCGCAAACGCCACCGCAACCACACAAGCCATAAGCGACAATAGCACAAAAGTAGCGACCACCGCTTATGTGGACAGGGCTACAACAGACAGAATCCAGCCTATAACCGCATCGGTGGCGGCAAACGCCATGACGATTACGCTCAATCCTACGCAACTTGATTTCCGCTCCACGACGGCAGGAAGTGGCGCAATAACGACCGCCGCAGTTACTGCGGCAATATCGACGGTGATAAGCTCAGGTTCGACGGGCGGAACTGTCAACGCCATACCAAACAGGCTTGCTGTGCTTGCCATCAACAATGCCGGTACGGTCGAGCTTGCCTGGTGCAATGCGGCAGGATCAGTCTTGCTGGACGAAAACACGTTGTTGACCACCACGGCAGAAGGTGGGGCGGGTGCGGCTGACAGCGCGAATACTGTCTACTCGACAACTGCCCGTACTGGCGTGGCGTTCAGGGTTGTTGGCTTCGTTGATTCCACGCAAGCGACGGCTGGAACGTGGGCTACTGCGCCAAGTTCGGTTCAGGGCGTTGGCGGGTTGAGCAACCTTAACAAGGTCGGGCAGATACAAGTGGGCGCAACCGTAGCCACTACGTCCGGCACGTCAATAGACGTAACCGGAATCCCGAGCTGGGCAAAGCGCGTTACATTGATGCTAGATGGCGTTTCGTTAAGTGCGGCGGCGACATTTATTGTACAGCTAGGGGATTCGGGCGGAATTGAGGCGACCGGGTACAATGGCGCGGCTTCAATTATATCAGGCTCGGTTTCGTCTGCCCTGCACAATACTGGCTTCGATACTGGATATGCTTCATCTGGAACGCCCATATTGCATGGAAAACTGGTGTTTGAATTACAATCCTATGCGGCTTCGACCTGGGTTTGCACCGGCATATTGGGCAATTCAAACGCCGCCAGCACGTCGCTTATATCCGGGGCAAAAGCATTGAGCGCGGGGCCGCTTACGCAATTGAGGATGACCACGACGGCAGGGACGGCGACGTTTGACGCGGGCACAATCAGCGTAAGTTACGAATGATTATGGACAGGGTGACGGTAGACATAAATACGGGTCAATTGGTTGTAGTGCCATTGACACAGGCAGAGCTTGACGCACAGGCGGCTTATCTTGCGTCCCCTGAATATGCATTGATGCAGGCTAAATTGGCGGCTGAGGCTACGGCTATCAGCGAAAAGGACATTGCCAAGGCTGATGCGGTTGTCGCTTACATGATGACCCACACGCCAGCAGAGTGCGCCGGATACGTGAATACGAACGTAACCAGTTTGGCTACGGCAAAAGACTTGCTTTCCAAGTTCGCCATTGCGTTGTGCGTGATTTCAAAAAGACTGTTGGGGCAATAATATGATTACACTGGAACAATTAAAGGCGGCCATGCCGCACGCTTCTGATAAGAACAGGGAATTGATGTTGCCGTCAATCAACGACGGCATGGCTAAGTTTGACATCAATACCAAGCAACGCCAAGCCATGTTCCTTGCCCAGATTGCCCATGAAAGCGGCAATCTGCATTATGTAGAGGAACTGGCGAGCGGGTCAGCTTACGAAAACAGGAAAGACTTGGGCAATCTTGAGAAAGAGGCATTGGATGCCGCCCATGCCAAAGGGACGACTACAGGAAAATTTTTCCGAGGGCACGGGTTGATTCAGATAACCGGGTTTTACAACCACAAAAAGTGTGGGGAAGCATTGAAAATTGATTCGGTAAACAATCCTGAGCTGTTGGCTTCGGCACGTTATGCGGCGATGTCTGCGGCTTGGTTCTGGGGTACGCACGGCTGCAATGAGTTGGCGGACTCAGGCGACTTTAAGGCGGTTACAAGGCGAATCAATGGTGGCTATAATGGGCTTGCTGACCGGATAACTCATTACGAACATGCAAAGAAGGCTCTAGGCATTTAAATGGTATTTACCATTATATCCTTGACACTGTTGTTTATATGGATGGCTATATTTGCCTGCAAGTTAAGCGGCAAGAATTACGACCTCGGACAACGCGCAGACAAGTTGCTTGATGAGCTTAACGACTGGAAGGAACGCGCCCGTGCGGCTGAGTTGCGCGAGCGGTCACAGGTTGACACCATCATTAAAATCAAACCTTATGACACCCAAGATTATAGGGTTGCCGACAATGACTGATAAGAAAAGCATAGCAGGAAGGCTGAGGAATTTGTCATTAGAGATGTCCGAACTGGCGGCTGACATGGGAACTTTTGGAAGTTTTGCCGAATGGGGCGAACACGCGCTTGAATTGGCTGGAGCAGCGGTTGTCGCAGGGCATTGGGCGGACAAAATAGAGGCAGACAATGACTGATGAGTGCGGCCCTTATAATTTTTTGCATGCATTTTGCATTGTCGTATTGCGGATTAACTTATTTGCTTTCGCCATCGTGGAGGCGTGCAAATATGCCTTCCCTTGATCGTACAAAATTAATGCAGTTATACCCATGCCACCTGACGCGTAATCGCACACCGCACGTGCTTGCCGACGGTGGTATGGTTATGGCTACATAACACCCATGCGCCCGTTGGCTACCTACGAAACACGCGCCGTTTTCTGCCTTGCGGTAGGGGCTGCCGTTTTCGTAGCCTTTTTTGGCGTTTGCGTATGGCTTTTTAAGGCAATTATGGAGGTTATCCCGTGATAGATTGGAAACAGGGCAGCACCAGGCGTGGGCTTGTATGGACTGTGACGGCAGTGCTTGGCGTTTTTGGCTGGTGGATGGGGAAAGATGTCACCGGGTTGCTGTTGCTCGCCGCCGGAATTTCTGGCGGGCTTGGCATAGCCGCCAAAGATTGATGCCATATATCTTGCTTGCCGTCGCCCTGGTGGCGTTTGGAGCGGGTTTTGGCGTAGCCAGGACGGTTTATGTCCATCAAATAGATGGGCTTGAAGCGACCATTAAGGTGGGCAATGCAGTAGCCGAAAACATCCTGAAAGAGTCCATAAATAGACTAAAAGAATCCGAATCAAAAGCCGCTGAGCTGAATTCTGAGCTGGAGAAAACTCATGAACAGGATATTTCTACTATCAACGCTATCCATTCTAACCTTGCCGCTGCAAGGTTGCACGACCCAGGCACTAAAGGTTGTAGAAACGCCGTGCCAAAAGGTCAACCTTCCAAGGCAGTTCTTGGAGATGCAGGGGACAACGCCGAACTTTCAGAAGGCTTTGACGGATTTCTCAAGTCAGAAGCCTTCCGTGCAGACAACGCCGCCATAGACAAGAATGCGCTGCTCAAATTCGTGAAAAACAATTGTGGGGTAAAATGAAAAAACTAATACTGGCGTTATTGTTCCCTTTGGTTTGTGAAGCCGTCACCGTAACCGATGTCGGCACGTTGCCGCCGCCAATTGAGCAGCCCAGGTGTTCCACACTTAACGGCAGCGTCAGTTATGCCTGCAACGCCCTATGGGTAATGTCCAGCAGTTGCAGCGACATCAACGAGCTTGGGATCGCGGCTTGCACATCGAAAGCCACTGCGCCGGACTATCGGTGCAGCATCAACCGATTCGCACCCAAGTGCAAAAACATCAAGTTTTATCCTGCACGGTATGACGGCATCCTGTCGCAAGCGTCAAGTTACCAAGGCATTACCGGAAACATAAATTCGGCTGGCGACATAAGCAGCACGGCAGGCTTGTTAAAGGCGGACGGCACGTATACGTTGCCGTTAACGTCGGTTATCTGGGTCAATGACGGTGGCGATTATATCGCCGAGACAGCGGCGGCTACGGGAGGAGGATGGTACACGGTATACACCGATACAATCCATAGTTCGGATGGCTCTATTATCCCATTCGCTGGGCTTACGTCGCCTTATGGTGGATTGGATGGCTCTATGCCTACGGTTATCGGAAACGATGGCACTATTGCTGGCTTGCAGTTGCTTGAGCGTGCCGGGTCTGGCGGTCATGTCGAGCATTACACGGCAGGCACTGGCTGGTTCTTGTCGCAAGCCGACATTGATGTATTGCCCAGAGACCAGGACGGCTGGTTAATGCCCTGGCAAGCCTTATGGCCTTTCCGTGCGGTCACGCCTTACATCTCAGCAGGCAATACGCTGTACATCAATGACCGTTCTTACGTGTTCGACATCAATGACAACGGAGGCTTGATTATTGGAATTCAAGGCCAGCGTTATTTCTTTGAATCGAGCCAGGTATGCGCCCATGCGGATGGCTGCTTTACGCCCAGTTTCAGCCCTTCCGGCATAAACAATTACGGCATATTCGTTGGCGGTGGGCATTATGTAGGCATCCAAGGCTTGACGCTTGACCTTAACGTGGATTTCCCGGAGATCTCGGCGGCTGGCTATTCAGTCGTGGCGGTATCGGACATCAACGACGCGATGCAGGTAGCCGGGACGTGCCTTAAGGCAGGCAGGCAAACTGGGTGCATCATCAACCTATGATATGGATAAGGCGAAGGTTATGGCATGTGCAGAGTGCGGCAAACCAGTAAAAGCCAGGTTTGCCAAGAAAACATGGGTAAATTCAAAATGGTGCGGGATGATATGTTTCTTGGCTTATAAAAACCGCTATGTGGAAAAGTCTTATGAATGAAATTATCGAAAAGTTTTCCCAAGACGGGGGCATTTTAGGGTTGGTGATATTGTGCCTGTTTTTGCTGGTCGTTTTTTTGGTGATACAGATTGTGCAACTAGTAAAAATTAATAGTCGTATAGTCGATTTCAAGTCGGCAATGTACAAGGCTGGCAAGTTGCCTGACAGGCGGGGGGACGGTCGATAATGTGCTGGGCTATATTGGCGATAATGGCTATCTGTATCGTTTACGCATCGATGGTGATATGGGAACTGAGGCACGAGAACACTTATATAGCCGATAGGCTGAATGCGGTTGAATCGGAGCTTAAGGACATCAAGGACAAGATTATTCTTCAAGGTTTTTCGGACAAGGCGGCAATGGAGTGGCGCAAGGACAAGAAAGCGAGTTATGAGGTGACGGACTGTGACCTGCAATGAATTTTCGGCTTGCTTCAAAGCCCTATTTTTCCCGTTGTTGCTGACAATTATTGTCATTGGCGCATTGGCGTTGCTTGGGTTTGGTCATGGCCTTAGCGACGAGGTCAACAAACAGTTAATGACCATTATCCTGGATGGTTACGCGGCGGCGTTGGTGTGGGCTAACAAGAATGAATAACATTCTCCTTGGCATAGTCATAGCGATGGTCGCCGCCGTGAACTACACGACGTTTATGCCTCCACCTAAATGCCCATCGACAACAGCAGCAGAAAAGCAAATTTCATTACTTGCAACCGGGCTTGCAGAACGCGATAAGGTAATACACGAGTTGTATGTCAGTGCGATTGAAGATGCACGTCAAGCAAAAAAAGAACTTGAGGACGCTAAAAAAAAGTTAGTGTGCCATTAGCCAAAAAGCAGCAGGACGACCAAAATCCAACACAAGATAAGAAAATCTATGCCCATAAACGCACGAAATTAGGAACAAAAGAAAGCATCATTGCAGATATTGCAGGGCAGAATTTTGCATCTAAGCGGTGTGTTATTGCACGCATAAGCGGCAATATTGTCAGGTATAAGTATCATCCTTTTCATTAATAATGTCATTTTTTTGCCAAGGCTTTTGGTTCACATATGGTTCACATAATTCTTTTGCATACCCTATAGCCTCTTCTATTGACCCGCACAATCCGGTAGTATCAGGGCAATTAAAATCACTTGCCTCCGAGCAATATAAAAATACCTTGTTGCCCTCCCAACCTGCGTTTAGGCTGTGTTCTTCACACCACGGGCAAACAATATCTTGTACTTTCATATTAACCCTTCTAATAAAATTTTCTGGTTTCAATAAAATTCATTCTTTCCCCCTCCACCTTATTGCAACAGGGTAAAACGGTATGCCATCTCTTGATTTTATTGGTGTTGTGTTTGCCTTGTGTGGGGCCAACATTTTAACTAACAATCTGAAATTTAAGAATGTTAAAATGCCATCTTAATCCAGAAAGCCCGATTACTAATTCAATAATTGCTTTTTGTAGTGGTGTCATATAATCCTCTGTATAACCCATCGCTAAAATTGACTCTTTTCCACAGTGCGGTTTTTAAACCCTGTTCTTCATTCATCATTTGTAGTCACCAATCAACTCCACCAGTACGGATAGATGCAATACCAAAAAGCGCAGCAACCGCTATATCCTTAAGCTCTTCAACTTTTTCATCATCAGTTAACCGCTTGTGGATGGCTTCTTCATATTCAGATGTTTCTTGTTTAATAATTCCGTAAATCTCATGCATCAACTTCTTGGTGCTGTCCGCAAAATCTAGGCTGATGGTTTGGAGCGGTTCGCTGGTTAATACCCGTTCAATCAGTACGGGCAGGCCGCGCAAGAGTTCCGGTGCCATGTCGCCATAATCGACGCAGTGCAAGGTTCGCAAGATATTGTAATCGTCACGGTTGGGCTTGCCGTTGGTCATGGTAAGGATGGTATCTATATGGAGAATACTGAAATACCTATCATGCAGCATTTTTTTGATGGCGGCTTGGGCGGCCATTTTTTGTAGATCATTTAGCATTCCTGAACTCCCTTGATAGTTTGCTTTCTGTGCCGCATTTTTGGCAGTATTGTTTGGTATAGTCTTTAAAGCCGTCCCAGCCGTTTTCAAGTTGGGCTGGGCTTGGGCGGATGCCTTTACGGGCGGCGCATGTCCACTCGTGGTTTCCGAAAATTCCGCAACCCAGGGTTATTTTTAGGATAATCAGAAAATCGCGCATCATTCCCTCAAAAATTCAATGGTTTCATCGTCTTTTTTGTCCGATTCTACCCCCATAATCTTGGCGTTCCAAGCGGCTTCGGTGGTGAACAATACGCCTTCTCCGTATTTAAAGGGCAAGCCACGCCGCCGCAAGGCCTTTTCGACGGTGGCAAGGCAAGGCTTTGCGCCTGGCTTGAACAAGGCCTTGATGATCTGGTCGTGGGTGATTAGGCTTGGCATTATCAATTGGCCTGTGCCTTGTCGAGCAACTTGCATATGCCTTCCTTTTCCCACATCATAACCCTTAAATAACCAGGGCTTCGCAAGTCTGGTGCTGGCAATATAGTTGCCAGCTTTGTCTTGCTTATGCCGTATTTCCTGGCAAGATCCGGCAAGGTGTAGTGTGTTTCCCGGTATTGATCCAGCCACTTGGCCTCCCTGGTTTTGTATGGCACTGTTATGCCTTCCATATCAAAATGGGATGTCGTCGTCAATATCGTCATTACCTGCGCTTTGTTTTGCCGTCGCCTTCTTTCCTACCAGGTCGACCACATTGGCGTTAAGCTCAAGGCTGGTTTTCATACTGCCGTCATTGGCTTTGTATTCGTTTTGGGTCAATTCGCCGGATACAAACACATGCTGGCCTTTTTTCAGGTAGTTTTGCAAGCCGCCTTCGGCGCGTTTGCCAAACAATGCCACCCGTATCCATAAGGTTTGCTGCTTGTCGCCAAAGCCGATATTGTTGGCGACCGTCACGCTCAACACCGCCAATCCGGATGGCGTATACCTGACTTCCGCGTCACGCCCGACCGTCCCAGTAAAACTGAATACATTGCTCATTGTTTCCCCTGTAATTTAATAAACAATTGGTCAAGTTCTTCCAGAAACAAGACTATCCCTTCCATCATTTCTTTTTCTAAATCTAAATGGCGCTCAACAACTTTAACAGTAAGTTGCATCCTTTCCGGCAAGCGGTCATCGAACATGACAAAATAAGACCTGTCCAAGTCAGCGCAAGCCATTTGCAGCCGCATTTGCATTTCATAATTGACGGGTATAGACCCGGTAAGGTAGAAATCCAGGTACTGTGCTGTATTCGGGCATTTAATTTCCAGTATGGCGTTGTCCGAGGTTATCCCGTCCGGGCTTGCGCCTACCGCCAAGCCGTTATGGTGACGGATAAAGCCCACTTCTTTTACGTCAAGCCCAGTGTTCATCTCAAACAATGACCTTGCCACCGTTTCAATGTCTATCCCGCGCTGCATTGCCGCGCTGGTGAAGACTTCCTCGCGCCTTCCGGTAAGCCGCTCGCACAGCAATTGCATCATGTAATTATTGCGCGATGCTGAATAGCCGGATTTTGTTTTAGCCATTACGTCGGAAACGCGGGAAGCCGTGACACATCCCAATCGGCTTGAAAACCATGCGTCTGTTCCTTGGGTCTCTATCATGTTTTAGTCTCAAGTTTTGTTGGGATCATCAAGCCTTCTTGCTCATGAAGCGAAATTACTTGCGATTTGCCAACTGCATTTGAAATGATAACCACGCGTTCTTTTGCAAGATCAAATATGGCATGGTAATCAAGTTTTTTATCCATCCCATCAATCAAGGCCTTATCAATAACATGGTCAGCAAAAGAAACTTGCATCAATTGGCGGATATTTAGGAATTCCCTTACATTTGGGAATTTTTGTTCCAAGAAAAATAATGCCGAGTTTTCCATATTGGCTAAATTTGAATAATATCTGATTGCATTCTTGCTGCCTTGTGCTGTGGCATAATCGACAAACTGCTTTATGATGTCGCTTTTTTGATGGTAAATTTCTTTTCCTGACTCTCTGGTATCTTGCCAGTCTTCTGTTTTCCGCATTGACAGCATTTTTGCCAGAGCCGTCCTTGTCCTATGGAAGTCCCTTTCGAGCTGCGACTTGAACACTACTGATTCTGGCGTATTTTTTACCAGCATGACAAGAAGGTTAAACTGCCTTTCGTTCAATAAATAGCTTTTGTCTGGTTGCCCTACCCGGCGAATACCTGCAACTGTAGTTGCACTTATTATTTCGCCACGCTCTGCAAATTCAGCCATATTTTTTGTTATGACCAGCTTTAAGACACGATGTTCTTTATAGCCAAACCGTTCCCATAAATCCAATGTCTTAACCATTGGCTCTTTGCCTTTATATAATTCAACCAATCCGCTCATAAATAATTACTGTAAAAAATAACAATTATACAGTAATTGGTTAACATAACAAATATTTAACCAACAGACATCCTGTGTTTTGCATCGTCCTTGGCTTTTGACAATTGTGCCATTAGCTTCGTGTTTGCCCTGTGCTTTTCAAATGACTTGGAAAATACTATTTTTAATTCCTCAAGCGATCCGCAATTCGCTATCAATTCGAGTTCGTCTTCGATATTGTCAGCCTCAGTTCGGGACTCGTCGTTTTCGCCAGTTTCCAGGCACAGCACCTTAAGTATCGCGGTTTTGGTGGCATAAGTGACAGCCTTTCCCGGTGCTTTGTCGCCGTTGTCGTTGGCATGGGCTTCAAGAGCCACCTGAATACGGTCATCAGGCTTGTCGATGTTTACAAAGTTGATACAGTAATTGGCGGCAAACCGAATAATGTTGGTGGCTTCGCCCGTCGGCTTAAAAATGGCGCACACTTGGCTTTCGCCGACTTGCTCAGGGTAGATTACAATACCATTGTCCACCAACGCATGGCGTGCTATAGACACCACTTGGTCATGTGATACGGCTCGATAACCTTGCACCGTTGCGTCTTTTTGGACGTACTTTACCGATTGCATCACTTTGTTGATACGCTGGTAAATGTTGGGTGATTCATTCATTTTTTTACCTAATTATTTAATTAAAATGCCGTGGCAGCAGGGAGGAGCGCAATATAGCGGTTAGACCTGCCCCACGACCCCGTGGGCTTTTCGCATGATTGGGGAGCCGCACGGTTGCCCCAAGCCGGGATATGCGCGAACGCCACCCCCGGCAGGTGCCAAGATTATTGGATTGCGTCTTTGCCGACCATAACTATGATTGCAGCCCAAAGCACTATCATACCGACAACGCTAATGATTACGTTTTTCAAATCAGTGTCCATTGTTGCCCCCTAAGTTTGCGTTGAAGTTGTTTTTCACTCTACCCTCCTGTCGTGCTTGGCCTCGGCATCGCGCTCCCAGAATTCGTTTGTCAATTTTTCATTGATCTCGTCTTTCAGCGAGTGCTTATGTTCGTCCGTCATAAGCCAGCTATAGGCCTCGTCGCACAGGTCAACCTCAGTCCACTTGTTGGCCTTGAAAATGCAGCCCGTAATGGTCACGTCAGGGTAGGGCTTGAACACGTAGCTGCCGTCGTCCGCGTACAGGACGGTGGCGGCGTATTCCTTGTCGTTTATCCAGATGACAGTGTCGTGTGTTTGTGTCGGTGTCGGTGTCGGTTTTTTCATTTTATTTTCCAAATTTGTTAAATTACGATAAAATATTAAACGAAAATAAAGCAAAGTCAATAAAATATTATCAAATACGCATATTTGACAATACCCAATATTAATTTAATATCTTATCATGGACATTAAAACACTACTTACAGAGTTGCGTGAATCAGGCATGTCAGACCGGGAAATAAGCGAGGTTATAGGGCTTACGCCCAACTCGGTCTGGAAGCTCAGGAATGGTATGACCCCGACGACAAACCATATTGCGTGGGATAAGCTAAAGGCTTTGTCGGCACAGATTACAAAGTTGAGGAAATGATTTTAAATATTAGAAGCGTTGAATGATGATCCGGGTTATAAGGCAAACGGCGACAACGACAACGGAGATGACAAATGACTGATACAGCAAATAATTTAAAAACCGCACTGGGGCAAAGCGTCCCTTTGGGCGACGGGTTAGGCGCTACTCTTGCAGAACGAATTGGCCGCAAGTTGTGATTTGCGGGTAGGCTATAGTTGGTTACACTTTCCTTTATGCAATAGCTTGTTTACAAAGGGGTAGTTGTCGTTTTTTGCAGTCAGAAAAGCGACAATTGCGCCGTAGTTTGCGAACAACAAGCCTTAAATTGGCGCATAACGGGAGAACACGAACACGGCGAGCATGACACCGCACTTGAATGCGCTTTCGCCATTAGGAAACGGTCTGATGAAACGACAAAAAAGACAGATAACATTTAAAATACCGACAAATACGACAAATTACCCCCACCCTTGCCCCGATCCAGGAGCTTTTTTTTGCCTTTCTATATACGATAAGCGCATAAAGACACGTTTGTTTATATGTAAGTGTTATTTTACTAGGGGTTAATTTCGGTGGTAATGTATGCAAAACACTTAAACTTTTATTAAAATATGAATACATCACATAAAACACAAGATCAGCCATCCGACTACGCATTGAGCGCCAGGGTTGATAAAAAACTAAACGACTTGGTTGAAAAAGCCAGGGTCGTTGATAACCGGACACGCACTAGCTTTATCAAGCAAGCGTGCAAAAAATACGCCAATGAAATATTGTCGGAAGGCTAGTTAGTGTCAGGTTGGATTAAGGTACACCGTGACATTGAAGACCATTGGATTTTTAAAGATTCCGAAGTGTTCAAGCGATGGTTGCGTTTGCTAATGATGGCTAATTTTGAAGACTCAAAAGTATTGGTCGGAGGCAATATTGTAGTTATAAAAAAAGGCCAGATGATTTTATCGCAACAAAACATATCCGAAAAATGGAATATTTCTAGGCAAACGCTCAGGACTTTTTTAAATCACTTAGAAAAAGATGAAATGATTTCGCGCGATTTCGCACAAAAATCTAACCACAAAATAACCATACTAACTATATGTAATTACAGTAAATATCAGGACACGTCAACCACTAATCAACCACTAATCAACCACAGAGCAACCACAGAGCAACCACAGAGCAACCAGATAAAAGAAGATAAAGAACTAAAAGAAGGTAAAGAAACATATATATCTGCTAACGCAGATACGTGTAAGCCCAAAAAAACAAAATCAGAATTTAACGGAATTGACTGCAAAAATATATTTGAGCATTGGAAGTCAGTGATGGGTCATCCTCAATCGCAAATGCTAGACAAAAGAAAAAGGTTAATACAAAAAATACTGGATAGCGGTTATACGCCAATACAAGCAAAGCTGGCAATTGATGGGCATAAAAAATCGAAGTGGCACAAGGAAAACGGGTTTGACGGTATCGAGTACACCCTAAAACCGGAAAACATAGACAAATTTATAAAAATGGCAGGAATGACAGATGCAGAACTTAATCGAACAACCGGAAATCTCAACTGGGACGACACATCCTGGGCAGATGGATTACAAGCAGAGTATGGTGTACGCAATTGAAACACTAGCAAAACAACTAAAAACTGATTTTGGAAGGTTGTATTCAAGCAGGTTTACAAATGACCAGGAATTGAAGGACTGGAAAAATAGGCTATGGACAAAAGCCAAAGGGTTGCATCCACAAGATATGCTGGATGGCTACGAAAGCATAGTTGACACTAAACCAGGGCGATTGCCTGAAATACCTGAAATCGTGGCTGCAACTTTAGTTTTCCTAAAAATAAGGGTCAACCAAGAAAAAAACCAGGCCGAAGCAGATCGCATTGCTTTAATGCCACCAAAGAAGGAAATATCCGAATCAGTGGCGCGGAAAAACATGGACAAGATTAAAAAAAAGTTAGGCACTGCATTTGACCGGATGGATGAACACGAAACGGAACAGCAAAAAAAAGAACGGCTGATAAGGCTTGAACAAAAAAGACTTGAACATGAGGAATTGCTAAACGAATCATTTCCCATGCGTGGTAAAGACATTATTCCAATACCAAGCCACGAGTGCCACGTTGGATGGTGCAGAAAGCCTGGAACAATGTCGAACGCTACGACGGGGAACGGTAATTTTTATTGCGGTGAGCATTTTAATAGGCGGTAGCCGCTCTTAAGTACCTAAGCGTAACCGGACGACAAATATGACGCAAGATAAACAACAAATAATTAATGAAATATTGGACTTAATGCTAAGAAGCGAGATCTCTATCCGAGATTTAGCCGCTGTGTTAGAAAATACAAGCCTTGACGCTTGCATACCTGATATGCACGAAAAGATTAAAAAACAAAAAAGTAAGCGCGTTTCAATCGCAAAAAAAATAATTGCAGTATTTTGTTGGAATTTTACTGGAAGATAAAAATGGATAAATGTCCTAAATGCGGCAAAGAAGCCAAAATTTCGCGTTCTGCGGCGCAAAATAGTCTTTTATGGTCATGGTACAGCGACATGGAAAAAACGTCTGTAAACGAATATATGGGGCGTACAACGGAAGATTGGCATAGAGACCTTAAGCACCGATTACTTTGCCCTATTTTTATCCGTGACGACATAGGCTATTCAGAGATGATAAAAGTGCTGCACGATGTTAAAGACTTGGACGGCTACCTTGAATTACGTGATGGGATTATTAACCTGACATCGACAACGAAATGCAGCGTTGGGCAGTTCAGCGAATATTTGGGAAAGATTGAAAAGTATTGCCATGATCGTGGGATAATGCTACGCACTGATAGCGGATTATATTCTTTAGCAATGGGGGATAAATGAAACAGATTGATGAAGTGCTTGAGCGCCATACAATTGATTTAGATATAGAAATCCATATTGAGGTGCGGTGATGAAATCATTTGATGATTGGTTTATGAACACAGAATTATACACTTGCGGCACATTGGAGGATGAGGAAAAATACCGAATTGGATGGGATGCCGCAAACGAAGCAGCAACAGAGCAATCCGAGCCTAGGTGGATTAATGTTGATGAAAGTTTGCCGGGTGAAGGTTCTGGTTATCTTGTTGTCAAGTATAGTTCACGCTTGTTGTCTCTTCCATACGAATCAATTGGTGTGGATTCGTATGATGTTCGTAATGGTTGCTTTAGGAATTATCCAAATGCAACGCATTGGATAGAGCTGCCTAAATGAAAGCACTTGAGGATATTAAGTTAGCCAAGCAATTCCGTCTGCGGACAACCGGCTCGCCCCGGGGTTTCCATCAAAAGGGCTTTTTTTTTGCCCGTAATTTTAAACAGGAGATGAAATGAATATTGACGAATTGACTTATGGCCAGATCAAAGAGATACAAAGGTTGTTTGTCGGCGAAAAAAAAATTTCCAATAATACGCATCATCCAATGCTCGGCAGGCGATGCCTTGTTAGGACTTATAGTGCAGGCGTGCATATTGGCGACGTAGCTTACATTAATAC